CAGCATCAACATCGGGTGATGCTCCGGATGATGACACGCCGATGACTAACGGCATTTTATTCGAATTAGAAAGTCGAGGTCTGAGCCATTCTATCAGCCACTTTTGATAATCAAAATCGCCATGCCAGATAGAAACTGTATCAGTATCTGGAGCACATATTAATTTCTTGCCTCCAGTGAGCCTTGTAAGATCTGTAGCTATGTGTCGGCAAATCGACAAATTTCCGCCATGACATGCCAAGTATACTTCGCTGTGTCTTTCGAATAATTTTTCAATATCTTTCCACTCATCCGAGAGAATTGTTTTTTCATATAGATGTTCTACATTCATTGTTTGCTCTCTTTTCTCTTGTCGCTAATCTCTCCTAGACAACCCACAAGACCAAGCCCAATATCAATATACTCTGATGCTAACATTTTTTTAGGAATATCTTCGCCATATTTATACGGAGTAGTTTGATAATGTGAAGTAATCAGACTTTTATTTTTGCTTTGATTATATTTTATTTCCACATCTTTATTCATTATTTCAGATATAATTGTTAATATTCCTGATGTTCGAAACGATCGTTCGCCTGTAAGGATCATACAACGATTTTTATATTTAGAGCCTAAAGACTTTATAGTTAAGTCTGCTGCATCAGACGCATGAATATAATCGCGGCGTTCGCACCCTGTCCCTTGATATGTTATTTTACCATCAAGGGCTTGATCTAAAAATCTATAAACACTGTTGTTTTTATCTGCGCCTGGACCGTAAATTGTTCCATATCTTAATATTGTATAGTTAAGATTATAATACTTCTTATAGTCTTTTGTAAGAGACTCACAGACATTTTTTGTAGAGCGATAAACTCCTCCTAAACCAGACTCAGAATAAACACTACTAGCCAAGACAAATCTATTTACTTTAGCTTTTGCACACTCATCTAAAATAATTGTGTTACCCAAAATATTTGTTTCTACTGCTTTAACTGGATCATCAATACATGCTTCAATATCTGCAATTGCTGCATAATTAAAAACTATATGCGCGTCTTTTACGATACTTCTAACATCTTCCCTGTTAAGAACATTTCCTACTATTGAATACTTCTTTTTTAGATCTGGTGAAGGAGCTTGATCAAATGAGTAGACAACATATTTGTTTTCCCTTATCAGTCTTCGTACTGTATATCTTCCAAGAAAGCCGGCGCCGCCAAATACAACTACTTTTTTCATTATATAACCCTGTTAATCATATCTCTTGATTCAAGATAGTTGTTAACTGATTTTGCTGCGCCTACTTCCATTTCAAGCCTACTAATTTTTGAGCAACTCCCGAGATGAGGTGACATCAGAATATTATTAAGAGACAATAGATTTCCATCATAGGGTTCTTTTTCAAAAACGTCAATTGATGCAGATGCGTCACTATTTTTTGTTAGCCAATCGTACAAAGCAGCTTCATCAACTATGCCGGCGCGAGACGTGTTAATTATGCATGCATTTTTCTTGAGCAATGATAGCTCTTTTGTTCCGATGTAACCTATGTTAGCTTCATTTAGTGGGATGTGCAAAGAGACGATATCGCACTCCGCTAAAATTCTATTTTTAGATGACCACTCGTATGAGGGAAATATTGCTCTAGATGAATCAGTGTCTGTGTACAATATTCTTTTTGGCTGTAGCGACTCCAGCTTTCTTAAGACTGATGTTCCTATTCTTCCAACCCCTATAATACCAATAGTACAGCTTGACAATTCTCTTCCGATAATTCGGGACCACCTGCCAGCCTTCATTTCAGAATCAACAATCCATGTTTTTCTTAGTAATGATATTATTTGCCCTATTGTTAACTCTGCGACTGCATTAGTAGGAGCATCTGGTGTATACGTTACACATATTCCTCTCTTTTTACATTCATCTAAATCAACAGAATCTAGACCAATTCCTACTCTGGATATCATCCTAAGATTTGGGCATGCGTCTAAAATGCTGACGTCATATTTTTCAGTTCCGGCAACAATAATTTCAGGCCGTTTATTCTGAAGTACTTGCAAAAGCTCTTCTCGCGAGTATTTTCTTCCCGTTTCATTGTACGAGACTTTCATATTATTGTCTAGACACAGACGTTCCAACAATTCTCGGGGATCGCTATTTTTTGACCCATACGGAAATGTCGTAACAACAATGTTTGACAATTTTTTGTCATCAATATTTTCAAAATCAAGCATTTTGCATTTCTTTATATGATTCAATTAAGGCAGTTGTATCCATACCCACTGCAATTATACCATAGTCATCATATTTTTTAATCTCTTTTTTAACATCTTTCGGAATGTGAACTGCCATTTTTTTGATTGATACCATATTTTTTACCTTTTCTACCGCTTCTAGATACAAAGAGTTATTAAATTGTCCAGGTATACCAAGACTAGTAGACAAGTCATAAGGACCAATCATGTAAAAGTCAAAACCCTTAATGTCGCCAATGTTTTCAACACCCCTTCTAGTTTCAATTTGAGCAACTATTATGGGCGGTTTTGCTATTAAAGCTTTATTATTTCCCCACTTGTTTTGTCTAACTAGTCCTAAGCCACGTCTACTAGAGGTTGCGTAACCTTCTTTACCATAAGCTACTGGGTATTTGCAATATTCATGAATTTGTTCGGCTTGTTTTCTAGTTTCTACTGTTGAAAAAATTAACCCAGTTGCCCCAGCATCTAAACAATATTTAACCATGTGTAGATCTAGATTTCCTAGTCGAACAAAGCACTGTTTATTGTTGGCTGTGACTATTTGTATACAGCTATATAACGTTTCATTATTAAAGCAACCGTGTTCAGTGTCGATTACAACACCATCTAATTTATTTTGACAAAGTATATCAGATACAACAGTTGATGGTATTTGCTGCCATGCCAATCTCCTTACCACTATAAAAATCTCCTATATTTTTTTGTTTTGGTGCTGCTTTGTATTACGTTCACAAATTCCCAATCATCTTCAGTATCGATATCTAAGCTCTCCAAAAAACTTGTAGGATAAAAATATGGATTTTTACCAATTCTATTTCCACTATTTAACACAATGTCGGAATAGAACATATAAAATAAAGAGTTCTCTTCATAATATACTGGTAGATCTTGTGTCTGTTGCAGAATCATTGGATTGTGATTGACGGGGCACACACCGTATTCCTCTTTCCTCCAAAATCTTTTTTGAGTTGATATGCAAGAGGTGATAGAATCATATCCTTCATCAAACTTTTTCGCCGCTGCAGTTAGCGTTGCGACACCTAAAAACGGAGAAGTGACGTGAATCTGGCATATTATATCGTTTTCTACACTTTGTTGTTCATGAACAATGAAGTGTTTAATTAACTTACACACAGAAGTATTATGATCGACAAGCGCTGAGCTTCTTTTATAAGCAGTAACATGTGATAGGTTTTTATCTTTTTTTACTTCCTTGATGATTTCTTCACTGTCTGTGTCAACATATACTTCAAAATCTTTTAGTTTATAAAGCGTATGTTTATATAACGGCAAATTTGCAAATAATCTAAAGTTCTTTTTTGGCACCCGTTGTGATTGCTCTTTTATTGGAATAAAAATTTTCATTTTATAGCATCACTAAAAAGCTTCTTGTCGAGCTTTTCTAAATTTAAAATCACATCTAATACACTGTCTAATTTAACAGAAGGGTTGTCTCTCAAAGTATCTTTAGCATATTGCCATATGTTTTTTTGTACATGTCTCTTTGAGTTAAATGCCATCGTAGCAAATTCATCTTCTGTTACGTTTTTTTCTTTTTCAACACCAGACTTACAGCCGGGTATAAAACCATCCAAATAAAAACTAAATCCATATATTGACAACATGCTTGGATTAAAATTTAATAAGTCATATATTGCAAGAAATCCAGTATTTGGTCTACATTGAACCTTTTTTGCCAATTCTGTATGCATCTGATGATCAACAATTCTAAGTGGTAATACTTTAATTATATGTTTAACAGTTTTCATATTAACCATCTCATGAAACGTTGTTCTTTGGGAGATCCCTTTATAATCAGATTGTGGAGGGGCGCACACGAACTTAACACCATAATCATTTTTTAACTCAAGAACGTCTAACTTCCCAGCATTTTGTGCTGTTTCTATCAAACAAGAATATAAAACATCGGTTTTTACCCCCACATCAGCTGAATATTGTTTAGTGGTTTCAATGCTTCTATTGATTCTAACAACCACGTCATGTTGATCAATTTCTTCACCCAAACAAGAGCCAACCATATATTTTGCTGGACCGACCAAAGCAACTGTTTTTCCGTGTATAATGCTTTTAAAAAGAGAATTATCAATCATTTTCTTTTTTTAAATATCCCAACCTTATTTTCAACAATGTTATAAAGATTCTCTTTGCCAAAAAAATGACTAGCATATTTCTCTTCAATAAGCCGACCCATATCATCAACTACGCAAATACCATTATTCTTTAAAAGATAGTGTGCCGTATAAATGCTTTGCATCCTACCTGGACCTTTATATGGTCTAGGGGGGTTGTGTCCAAGAGGTCCGTCGACAAGAATCATATCCCACTCTATACTAGTAACTTCGTCTGGAAGCTTCATTTTAAGCTTCTCGATATCAAACCCAATATCAGCATGCTCTTGTGCTTTAGTATCGTACTTCACTGGATGTATTTTAATATTGACGTCTGGATCTTTAAATTTTTCAATCCATTCTAAATCATCCTCCAGAAACACAGTCTTGCCGCCAGCATTTATCTGCTCCCAAATATAAGAGTCCTCTCCTAATCCGAAAACTAAAAAATTACATGGAGACAATAAGTCCAAAACGTAACCAACATTCATATATTGAGTCTGAGACATTAATCCCTTACCAGAAGCTTTCATATCTTTTATAAGCGTTTTAAAATTCATCCTAATATTCCATAAAGTTCTCTTTGCAAATTTTTAACGCTTCATCAAGCGATTCAATTTCATATGTACCTTTGTTTATTCGTGGATCAGCATGCATGTGGTATATTCTTGGCGCAAGATGTTCTTCTCCAAACTCATGATGAAAAATATGTTGTTTTTCTCTATTCGCCTTACTTCTAATATTATATTCTACAGGGAAAACATAGAACTGTAACCCCTCTTGAATGGCTTTCCAAAGAGAAATTCTGAATGAAGCCTGATCCCAAGGACAATAATGCCGATAATGGTAAAAACACTCTCTCCAATCCTTAAAAAGCTTTAAGACTTTTTCGTTTTTCTTGAATACGAGCACGCCAGTATTAATTTCAGAAAACGCATAAGGAATATTTCTATACTCAGGCATGACAGTTGAATATTTCTTTCTTTTTCTCGCCAAATCATGAGTGCCGGCAAAATCAACGTTGTCTAGCAACTCAAACAGATCCTCTATGTTGCGATCAACTATAGTGTCTGTATCTAAAAACAACGTCTGCTCATAGGGAGTTAAAGCTATATAATCTATTTTAGGACGCAAATGAGCGACTTTAATTATCTTAACCTCATCAATATACTCAGACTCAATCTGTTTATCTATAAACGCAGTTATGTGTAAGTCTGGATTATGTTTTTTAACAGACTCTGCAGAGAACAACATCTCTTTAATAAAATGCTTACCAAAAGCAATATACAATACACCTTTATTCATAACTTATCCCCAATATGTCATTATACAATTTAGAAGCCCATGCATATGGACTATATAATTTATCAAATTCTCTCTTTGCGCGATCTGCCATTTTTTGCCTTAATCTAAAGTCTTGTAACTTTAATATACCTTTTTTCCAGCCTTCGTAGTTGTTTGCAATAATCCCGCATTCAGGATCACCCATAATATGAAAATTACTAGGAGTAAAATCAGCAATCACAGGGATCCCCAATTGATGGAAAACAAAAGCCCTACCTGCATTAGATTTGTTTTTCATTCTCACTATAAAATCCGTGTTATATAAACCAAGATCTGTAGAGGTTTTATGCTTGCTTAAGTCCAATGGTATATGAGTCACATTGGGAACAATACCAATATCGCAACTTAACAAATCTTGTTTTATGGTTTTAATGTTCCACGGTTTCATAATAATGTTTTCAATATTTGGTTTTCCAACCTTCCATTTAAATGATGTGTTGGACGTCACAACAAACAATTCTATATCACACGCTTTGTTAACCTCTTCTATAGCTCTTTTAAGATTAGGCGCAAACTTGCTTAAATGCGGATAATGTCCATGAAAACCTATCCTTAACCTAGATTTCTTAGAATGAGTTTTATAGTCATCGCCTTGATACATTTTTTCAATCAAAGGAAAAAGGAACACATTCTTATAATGAGATAAACTATCCATCTCTTCTATGGAGCCAACAATTACAAAGTCTATTGGTAGGTTTCTAGCGTCGGCTGCCAAATTTATAACACCCACTTTCTTATTTGGATATGCTTTCTTAATGCCAATGGCAGTTGCAACATCGTTTTTGCCGCAGATAACAACATCATAATCTAATACATCTGTCTTATTGGTTGCTATCTCAGATTGATATCCACAATCACGAAAATAATCATTTAAATCATTAACCCAAATTCTATAAGAACCAACGCTAATATCACGGTTGTTGGAAACAAACAAAACTTTCATAATCATAACTTTCCATAAATCACGACTTGATGATTCGGATTTCCACTAGCAGCATTTGGAACTATTAATTCATTAAGATTTAGAATAGCCTTTTCTTCTAAAGTAGAATGTTTTTCCCATTCAACCCATGATAATATTTCTGCATTATTCATTAATTGTCTCTTTTATAAAGTTCCTGTACTTCTCTGCAACTGTTTTCATATTATAATCTACTTCAATATTATTTTTCACCTTTTTATAAAAATCCATCTTAGGTGGTTTATATAACTCAACCGGCTCAAAATCCCACTCATCTTCTTCAATTACAACCGCATCTAATCCAGCTATTTCTTTTGTTCCACCAGCAGAAGAACATATAATTTGGCACCCGCTAGCGCGTGCATCAACAACCACGTTAGGACAATGATCGAGCCAAGCCAAATGGATAAAATAATCTGCGCGTTTATAGAGAGCGGTAAGATACCTTATGTTTAGTTCGCCAACATAAAAAAGATTAGGAGTTCTCGCAATTTTTGCTTGTTCAAGATATTCAAGGTTTCCTCCAGCAACAACCAAACAATCATTTTTCGAAGAATGCTTTAAAAAATATTTGATATTTTCATTCAACCTTTTGTGAGGACGCCAAGACGAAGCACAACACCAAACATGTTCGTAATTATCCAGCATCCCTCGCAAGGGCTTGATTGATTCAATATGCTCTACATCAGCACCATTGTGTATGACAGTAGAATTCTTGTGTTCTCCAAAATATTTAGTTATAAGCTGTTTGTTGAACTCAGACTGAAATATAACCCCATCTGCATTATCATAAGTTCTCTTTATATTTCTATTCTGCTTTTTATAGTCTTGTGCCTTATTAAAGTAGATTCCATCTAACCTCTGGAATAGCGGCACATCATCAAACTGTCTTCTTTGAGATTCTATAAAACACAACCTAGCATCTGGCTTTTTAGAGCCATCGGTGTCCGCATCTATATATTTAATCAATTTAGAAGCGAAGTGGTTTGGTCCAGAGGTGCTCTGTGTGTTGACATTTTCAAAATGAATATTCATATTCATCCTTTGTAGATTTTTAATGCCCAAAAGGCAGGATTTTCTATCTCTTTTTGCAGATCTGTTAATAACGCAGCGTGCAGCAATTCTCTATATTGTTCAGGATTAGAATTTCTTTTATCCCCCAAATTATCTAAATATATTGGCTTTGTAATGTAGTCAAAGTGCAATTTATTAGAAGCCTCTCCGCATATTTTATATAATTCTACATCACAATCACTAAACAAGTCAACTATTTTATTTATTGCAAAATCTCCATATTGTCTATATCCGTGCAAAAGGTATAAATCAAGAGAAGCTGGACCTGGGAAAAGGTGCACTTGTATACAAGGCTCGTCCTTTTGATACATAAACTTCTTTAACTGCTTAAATGTACCTAAATCGTTTTTTATATGTTCAATCGCAGACTGAGACATGAGAAAGTTTATATTTGTTGGGATATCAAATATTGCATCACTATCTAGATTTGCCTGTTCGAAGCTTACATTAATATCCTTTTCCTTACCCCAGCTAATGTTGTCATGCCACTTAGGAGATTGATATATATCCAAGCCCTTATATGAAGTTATAATGCCATTAGACCAATTCTGCAGTTTCTTGCAATACCCACCGGTACCGCAACCAATATCCAATATATTGACTTCTCCTAAATTTTTCTTTATATCACCCCAAGGCAAGTTCATCCAAAACATGTCACCCATAGCTCTGCTAGGTGATGGGGTACCCTTTATTTTGTTCCAAAAATTATTAAATTTTTCTTTTTCTAAAGTAAAGTCTGTGCTCAACAATTTATCTGTTAGCAATTTGTTGCTTATATGATTCCACAACAAATACAAAGTTTTTTCTGTTGAAGATAGTGAAGGACTATCTCCATTTATAGAGTGAATGGATGTCGACATGTCATCCTGTAGTCCGACACTATAATTTTCAATTAAAAAATTAAAATTGTTATATTCTTTCATATGATTGCTTACCTCTAATTTCTTGTGCTAACTCAAACTGTTTTTTAGCTTTAATCTTGTCAACATTAAGAGGGTTTTCTTTGTTATATACATGAAGCACCTCTGGAATAAATTTGGCGCGTTCTTGAGCCATTTCCAACAGTGGGAGCATTATGGCTTGATCATATGTCATCTCATAATAGTTTCCAGATGCATCTTTAAGATCTTCATGTTTGATTTGCCTCCACAGCTTGTGCTTAAACGTTCTTAGGTGAGAGGCTCTCCACTGATCTTTTCTATAAGCATTGTCTCTAATCACCCTTTCTGGGTATTGTGAGGGTTCTGGACCTCTTAAGCCTTCTGGACTAAGTACATAACTCCCATATGTCATCAATGTGTCACCCACATACACATTACAAAGTTTAGTTAACGTTCTAGTAGACGCCAACCAATCATCACCATCCAACAAGATTATCACATCATCATCGTCGCAATTAGTCTGTTCGATCCCTAGCACGATATTGGCAAGAGCATACTTCTTTTCACTATTCTCTATCAAAGAAAATCGCGCATCTCCTTCTATACTACGTTTAACTACTTCAACAGATTTATCTGTTGAAATGTCATCAATTAAGACACAATCAAATTTCTCATATTTTTGTCTTTTAAGACTTCCTATGGTTTTAGATATCCACTCTTCACAGTTGTAAAATGGGATTATAAATTTAAATTTTGGAGGGTTGGGGTTTTCAACAGCTTCACAAACTGGTATATTTGTAGATTGCTGCGCCGTTTTTTCTATTTCATTCCAAAATCTTTTAGTACTCTTCCTTAGATATTTTATGGCGCTATGTTTGTTGGTGAACCAATCTTCATCTTTATGTTGTACATGCTCATTCAATATCATCTCACAGTCCAACAATTTAGCTTCAATCGTCATTCTTGGACATGTATCATCAGCGCGGGGAAAGAAGATGATACCTTTTGATTTTGCCAATTTTTCTAGAAGATCAAAATGTTCAAGTCCCCAAACCAATTCATAATTTAAATTATTCTCTACAGCATACTCTACAGCGTCTTCAACGCCCTTAACCCATGATTTAGAATTCAATATCAACCACGTATCTTCTTTGTTAGAAGTGTCCAAAGACTCTATATAATCCAAAGTTTTATCTGCAAAAACAGAACTTAAAACTCTATTATTATCATTTCTTAAAAAAGGATACTCTGATTGGTAGATCTCTAATTGTTTGTGAGACATCCACCATGTAATATCTGCATTATACAAAAACATAGAAATTAATTTTGCCATGGAGTGCGTAGAACAATCACATTCACCTTCTTCTGACTTGTGTTTCCCTGGAGATCTAAACCGGCAATATTTATAATCATATTCTAATACGCTATAGTTTAAATTCTTAGTTGCGTACATTAGACACTCAGCTGAAACTAGAGAAAAATTACCAAACACCCAAAATGCGTGTTTATATTCTTTCATAATAGATAACAACTTTGGATTAAATGAATTGAGCCTGGTGAACCCACAAGGAAAGAGAGAGCTTTTAATTATAGCTCGCGTTGTTAGCTCGGCACCGCCTTTATTATACTGTTCTCCGAAAAGATCAGATACAAATATTATCACTTTTACTCACTCTTTTGTAATAATTCATCAAACATTGTATTTATCTCATCTTCAACAGATTCTTGAGAATCAAATATGTTTACAGAATCGATTGATTCTACAAATTTGCTATATTGTTTCTTTTCAGAGAAATTCTCTAATACCCACGATTGCAAGTCCTTGGCTTGTTTTTTAAATCTGCCAAAATCTTTATATACTTCGCGCAGTCTCATCTTATAGCTCCCTTGCTGCGGGTAGCACCACATTGAATCTTCCTCTAACACGCTTTTCCACACAGCCTCTTTCTGAATAGGCTTCAAATCGTATTCAACACGAACAAAGTGTGGCTTATTCTTAATTCTTCCTTTTTTGTCTTTTACAGGCATAGTAAGAAAATCTGTGTATCCACTCCATTCTGGAGCTATAACTGGTAATCCTGAATATGCAGCCTCAAAGTGCGGCAAGCCAAAACCCTCACCGTGACTTAAAGAAATAAAAGCCTTTATTTTAGGGTGCTTGTAAAGAGAATGCATTTCTTGTTCTTTCAAATCGCCATGTAATAAATAAATTTTACATTTTCTATCTTTATATTTTTCTAAAATTGTTTGCAAAGAATTGGTTACTGACTTTCTGTCTAATACAGATCCTCCCTTCTTAAACGTCTTAACAACCAAACCAACTTCTGGATTGTCAAAAAACTCCTCAACAAACCACTTAACAGTGTTCGGCATATTTTTTCTTGGTCCCCACTGTGCCACGGTTAAAAAGTTAAAAGGAGTGTCAAGTTTAAAATCTAAATCAATCTTTTTATATTTTTTAACTGGGTAATGCACAACATCGATTGGAACAGAGTTTTGTAGAAGCAGCTTTTCTCCTGTTTCGTTATTTACTGCTTCATATGCTGTATTGTCAAATACATTTTTAGAATGGTTTGAAACCACAACCATTCTATCAACTTCATGAGTCTTCTGGATCCAATCAGGGGATACTCTGGTTGTCTCTATACCCGCAGTAACTCCAATATTAACAGGAGCCATTTTTTGCCATTCATTTGGAATTGTCACTTGTATGCTAGCATCATAAGTACCATTTTTATGTTGATAGAGTGCTGTCTTCTTTATTAAAGCGTCTAACCATTGTCTTTCCTCATTATCTTCCCAAATCCAATTGGACTTTCCCCAAGTTACAGGCATTACATAAATATCATATCTATCTTCTACCGTTCTCAAAGAGCGTAAAACAAATCTAGCATGCTCCCCATATCCAGTTCTAGTTAATACCGGTCCTCTAACTATTATTTTTTTCATTTAAGCTCCTCTAAATGCCAGTTAGCATAGCCCCGGCGAGTCTCCCACGAACCCAATTCAGTATGAAGGTTTGTAAGTAGTTCATCCCATGTTTTTACATATTTTGCAAAATTATAGTTTTCAACTACGTGTTGTCTTCCTTTTGCGCCAAGCTGCTCTCTTTCTTCGGACTTCATTTCATATATTTTTATCAGCGCATTAATGAAATCATCTTCATTAATTCTATCTTCTCTAATCCATGGAATTTCTTGTGAACCAATGATCGACTTTGAGGATGGTTCAATCCCAATACCAAACCAATTTTCTCCATCTGTCACTTGCTCTTGCAAACCGCCTGTCATATTAACAACAATAGGCACCTCACATGATAGAGATTCCAGAGTAGATAAACCAAACCCTTCAGCATCTGATATATTGATCGTGCAGTCGACTGCGTTATAAAATCCAGCTAGCTGTTCTGGTGGCATTTTTTGAGTTGAAAACAGTACTTGTCCATCTTGTAGTTCCAAGTGTTCAACAATCTTAATAAGATCCTGTCCATGATGATCTTTGGGTTCTGTGTGCATTATTAACGTTGCTTTATCATGTCCAACCTTATCTAAAAATTTCTTAAACCAAAATAATAAACTACCACTTTGTTTACGTCTGGCGTTTCTATTGTTCCAAAAGCAAATAAATTTGTTTTGTATGTCGTCTTCTTCTAGATCTGGAAAGATGCTATACATCTCTTTTCTTGCATTAGACTTAGAATAGTTTGAATCATTTTTTAAATTTCGAAATATATCTGAATTTACAGCATGAGGCACGTATTGACTCATAACATTTGGAGCGACAGTTTTTACAATATCATCAGTAACTTTAGAGATTGCAGCAATAAAATCATTTGACTCATAATATGCCTTATTATATGTGGGGTAAGGATAGTTGTCCCATACATGATAATAAACCATCGGCATAAGAGGACGGATTTCATTTTCCATTTCCCACAACCACCCCCAAAAGCGAGGATCTGTCATAAACCAAAGAATATCAGGCTTCTCATTACGAATCATAGATCTGACTATCTCTTGATTCCCATATCCTTCAACAGGAAATATTACCCAATCATCTTTGTACTCTTCCGTTTTGATGGGCTTATTATGAGGGTGCTTAATAGCTCCACCTAAGCTAATTACCTTATATTTGCCGGTACGTAAAAGCCCCTCAATAACATACCTAGTTTGAGTGCCCACACCAGATGGAGACAACGGCATGTCGCTTATTGTCATTATTTTAATTTTTTTCAATGTACTTCTCCAATTTATGGACAATGTTTTGTTTTGTAAAATTCACAACCATAGCCTCTCGTACAAGAGAGCTTGTTCTTAATAAAGTTTTTACTTTTTATATTATACAAAGCTTTGTATAATAAATTAAGGGCATTTTTAATCTTTTTATTGCCACTAGTGACTCTAAAAATTTCAATATTGTTCTTTTTTGCCGTTCTCTTTAATAGGGCAAAATGAGTTTCAACAGTACTAGGATCTAAATTGTGTTTCTTGCAGAAAAAATGCTTATAAAAAGTTAACTGGTAGGTTGTCATCCTTTCGGCTTTTCTTCTAGAATCCCAACCCCACGAACATGTCTTCCAATCTATAACGTGATATTTACCATCAGGAGTTTGTACAACCAAGTCCACAAAACCTTTAAATTGATATTCAGATTCATTTTCTATGGGCTCATACAACTGCTCTTCTACGGAATAAACCTTATATGAACCAAAGTAGTCCTTAAGGGCTGGTAGTACATAATCAATTAATATACCGCCTTGATCCTTCATCTTCTTAATCAAGTCGATATTTAGAGCATTTTCATCTGGCAATTTCTTAAGATTATCTCTAAACTCAGTTAAAAAATATATTTTTGCTTTCTCTTGAAATTTGGCTTCTGTAACCAGCCTTTCACACGTACTGTGCATGGCGGTGCCAAAAGCAGTATATTCATTACCTTCAAAGCTTGTTACATTGTCTATATATGCTAATTTATGCTTCCAGGCACACTCATTCCATATTTTAAGCTCTGAAAACGAAACATGACTCATTATCCACCTTCTTGTGTATTAGTATTCTTTGGATCCAGTGTAACTGTTGTTTTTTCATTTGTCAATGTTTTTTTTGCGCTGGTGCGTGTGCGGGTTGCTACAGTTTTTCTAGTGGCTTTTCTAGTGGTTTTTCTAGTGGTTTTTCTAGGAGCATTTACAGTGCGAGTTGTATTTTCATTGTGTCCTTTGGTTGTCCACACCCACTGCCCTGTTTGACTATTCGGTTGGTGGCTATTAACCTTGGAAGTGCCTGATATTAATCGTTCAGCTTCAATACCTGCACCTAAAAGCACCCTTCTGACTGTTGATGCATCAATTTCTATTCGCTTGCTAGCGCTTTTAGCTCCATCATTATATTTAATATTAGCAGTAACCGTTACCGTGCCAGCTTTTTTATCCACTGTCCATTTTAAATAACTATCATATTTTCCTTGTTTATAGCTCATGTAAGATCTCCTATATTTTCTAATTTATTATATACCGTGGGACTTAGCTTTTTCACTAATTGTCTGTTATATAAGTAGTAATGTTCAAAGCAATTAGCAAAATACTCTCGCAAGCTAGTGGCGCCATATGGAGACACAAACAAACCAGAAGTAAAGCTTTGTAATATATTATACCCAATTTCACGATACAACAGCTCATCAAACTTTTCTGAATATTCAGTATTATAAAAGTCTGTCAAATTTACTTTATACCCTTCATAATCTAATATTTGATATAGTCTTTTTCTTTTCCCAAGAAATTCCAACTCTATAACGTTATCTCCATATAGATCTTCTCCATATATTTCTTCGGCTGAATGAGCGATTTCATGTACAATATCATTAACCATGTCATTCGCGTCATCTTGCGCGTTTGAAACATAAATTGCGCCATCTTTATAGGCAGCGTTGGTTTGATTTTGAACAAATATATCAAAATGTCCGACATATATCGCATCTATTAAATAAAAGAAGTGCTTCGGTACCGTTTCTTCAATTTTTTTCAGCACTACTTCTATATCAACAGTTTCCGGAAGATCGTCCTTAAGAAAAACTAATATGTTGTTAAATAAAAATTTTTCTTTCCTTTCTCTTAAAGCTTTAATAGCAGATTTTTTAATATAATCTATTCTCATTGTTTATTTGTAACGTTATTCCTCTTTCATCTAATTGCTTTTGCAAATTTTCCTGCCACTCTTTTTGCGCAATTTCCGCATCATTTAACCCCTGCTTGTAGCCTCTAATAAAATTTTCTTCAGCAACAGGCAATAAGAATTCTGGAAATTCCTTAGCCATAACTTGAATTACCATTTCAACATTCACTTCATCATCTTCAGGTTGCAATTTTTCTCCCACATAATTAACCAACCACTTCTTCATCTCATTATCTAAACCAATTGGCTGTAAAATATCTGGTTTAAAATCTTCCTCTTTCAACGTATCAGTCATAACATTCTCCTGTTTTATATACTAAATTAGTTTCATTTTTAATTTAAAGTATTTTTGCTGCTAACGTAGCTACTTTAGATCTTTCACCCTTAGTTAAGGTGATATGTCCTGCTAACTCATAATATTTAAATTTTTCAATTGCATAAGTTAGTCCATTAGAGGTTTCGTCAACATATGCATTATCGATTTGCTCGACGTCGCCTGTTAATATAATTTTAGTATTTTCCCCCACTCTCGTAATGATTGTTTTAAGTTCATGAGCAGACAAATTTTGTGCCTCATCAATGATTATATAAGAATCTGCAAGAGAACGCCCCCTTATATAAGTTAAAGCTTCAATTTCGATCGTACCGTTCTCTGTATACATTTTAAGTGTTTCTTTATCATTCCCCATTAGAAATCGTAAATTGTCTTGTATTGGCATCAACCATGGGCTCATTTTTTCTTCCATGGAACCAGGCAAATAACCAATATCTTTACCCATAGGCTGAATAGGTCTGGAAACTACCAATCTTTTATATCTAGCTGCTGTCGTCTCTTCAACAACTTGTTCTAATCCGGCAGCTATAGCCATTAATGTTTTGCCGCTCCCAGCTTTTCCAACCAACGTCACCACATGCACATTGGGATCCATCAACAAATCTAATGCAAATGTCTGCTCTTTATTTCTTGCTCTAATTCCCCATATTTTTTTCTTAGAATTGATTCCATTCACTCTTTGTAATGGAGATGTATAATTTATAAATCTTGCCAGCGCAGTTTTTTTATCATTAGAGTTTGACACCAACATCATATATTGATTAGGAAATAATTTAATATCCTCCTTTTCTAAGAAAATATCTTCCCCACTATAAAATTGATCAATTGTTTGATCATCTACCAAGTGAGTTACGTATCCATCATATATATGAGTTGTGTCCTTTACAACTTGATTGGTTATATAATCCTCGGTTAAGAGTCCCAAAGCATCACACTTAACGCGCATGTTGATGTCGCGTGAAACTACAATTACCTTTCTATTTAAACTTAATCTTTTTTCCGCCATGGCGACACCAATGATTTCATTATCTGGTATTTTATAATCAATATCTTCAGGTAAATTTGCAAACTTAAAATTTTTAACTGTTATTAAACCTTTACCTTTATCTATTCTCACTCCTTTGAATAAACTTCCTTTTTCTCTGAGAGAGTCTAATTTACGAATAACATTTCTAGCATTAGATCCAACACTATCTTGTCTTTTTTTATGATTGTCTACTTCCTCTAAAACTTTAAATGGAATTACAATATCGTTATTTCCATATGAGGTTAAAGAGTTCGCGTCAGTTAGATATACGCTGGTGTCGAGAACATATATTTTTTTAGCCATGTATTTCCCTTTGCGCAGGAATATTATTATAAATAGATAGATATTTCGAAATTCACCAGTATTGGGGGATCTGTTTTAAAACCGAACAGCTGCTTTTAAGCTGTTCTATACTAGTTATTTTAGGAGGCGCATCGCATGAAATACAAAAAAACAATGTTTCTATTAATAATTTTCATTTTTTCTCACATCAGCAGCTGTAGTAATCCTCCTTTTTCTCACCATGTTAGTCGCCATGATGAATATATGCAAAGCAATCTCCCAAGAGAAGCTTTTATAAAAATAAAATCTAAAATCACAATTAAAAATTGTGTAGCTGGAATATGCTCTAGACGTACATTGTCATATGCAGGATCTGGTTTTATTGTTGGTGTTGGAGAAAGAGGATCCTTTGTCATGACTGCTGCACATGTATGCAGAGATCGTGATGAGGACGCTAACAGACTTTTAGAACATAAAATAGTCGATCTAGATGGTAACGAACATGTTGGAATAACACTGGCTTATGATATCCAAGCCGATATTTGCCTTATGTATGCAACTGGATTGACAAACAAAAGGGCATTAACAGTTTCCCCAAATGAACCAAAACCTGGAGATAGATTATATAATCTAGCAGCGCCTGCAGGTATATTTGATATCAATATGATGCCAATATTAGAAGGTTTTTACAATGGAGTTAGTAGCGGTGCAGCTGTATATAGCATTCCTGCTGCTGGTGGAAGTTCTGGATCTCCAGTATTAAACAGTCACATGCAAATAGTAGGATTGATCCACTCTGTACATGTAGCTTTTCCCATGATTACAATTGGACCAACTTATGAAGAAATAAAGCACTTCATTGAAACTAATGTAGAAAAATATTCAAATTTATAGCTACTTTTCCCAAATAATTGATCCCAATGTGTTTTTCACTGCAGTTAACCTATCATAAAATTGCATGCCTTGTATCTCGTCATACAACACATAACTTTGAAATTCATCTCTATCATAATTCGAAAAGATGTTATACAACATGTGAGATAATTGATCGTCAAAATGTATACGTTTAGTTGGAAATTTCATCATGTCCTCGCATGTAAAAGACAAATTCTGATTTTCATAAAAGGAAACATCAACATAATCTCCTTTATTATTCATACTAGGCACCTTATAGCACATTACAATACTGAACGTTTGAGGGTTACATACATAACGTACCTCATCTGCATATAATTTAGTATTCATTATATAGTGCTCACTTCTTTAGGAGATATAAATTGCAATTTACTAGTTTTATTTCTAGGATCAGTTAGTGTTAAATACTGATTTGTGTTCCAACTTAAATAATCAATATCTTCAATAAGCCATGTTCTATTTCGAAACAACACTCTGCTTCCTACGTAAGCTTTTCTACCTCTTTTATCAATTGTGAATCTTCTTGTTGTTTTCATTTTTCTTTCCTCGGCTCTTTTTTTTATTAGATTTTGGTTTTTCTTCTGGTTTAACCCAGAGTTTTAATCTGAATATTTCTCTATTTGAAGATGTGCCTCTCTTAATCTTTAAATGAATGGTTTCTGCATCATCATCATAAGTCATAGCTGCATCTCTTGCCTCCTCGTATGTATTAAACATACCAACGTTAACCCACTTTTTATTATTTGATTCATCAGATTTATTCATATGATCTCCTATATCAGTGGAAGTGTCGGGAGTCGAACCCGAGTCCGAAAAACCTCAAAAACAACGTCATTCACAAGATTAGTCAGTTATTTGAACTCTGACAAACTCAAACCCTGCATGCGCGTACCACCAGTTTTGTGACTTTCTTGAAAAACTGGAAAGCTGCCTAGCTTCCTTAATGGAGTGCTAGAAACTCCAAATTACGCAGCTAAGGCGTAATCAAGTTCAACATTATCGTTGGCTTTTATAAAAATTGAGTATTTTTACTGTGCTACCCACACAGCCTTGCACGTTTATTTTATCCATTCTCCGTCGAAACCTTTTCACCCCCATTATTGCTATTAGTATATACAATTGTATATAAGATGTTAAGCTATTTTTCGAAATAATCTTCAACTTTAAATTTTCTTAAGAGTTTTCGCAATTCTCTTGGCGCTATTCCTAAGAATCTTGCTGCTTCTCTTTTGGATTTTGTCGCGCTTAGGGCATACTTTAATAATGCATCTTGTACAATTTCTTTTGCACTATACCATATTGGCATGCCATATAATTTATTGCCAAATACTTTAGAAGCTAATTCAAGCTTGAGTGCAATTGCTTCCTCAAGTGTCAAAGAATTTAACATTACCTCAAATTCTTCGTTACTTTTCAGATCGTTGCGGAGTTTCTTTGCGATGCTATAATTTTTATTTTTCCCAGAGACTTTTCTTTTTTTCCAGACCACTTAAATTTTCTCTCTAGATATGATACAATAAATTCATAGTTTGATTAATTAATCAATCCAATCTATTATAATCTTTATTATATTTTATTCTTTATATTATTTAAATGAAATATTAGATATGATGGATTGCAACAGTACTAGCTAGACTCCTTCTTCTTCTTCTACCTCTTCTGCACCAACAGGTACATCTAGATCGTCAGCTAGTTCTTGTTCAAATTTTCTGAAATATAGCTTAAAGTTAGTAATAATATAATCGCGATATGCGTCTGCATCTTCTTCATCTTCTAGATCTTCATATGCGCTAATGATCTGTTTTTCAACTTTATTCCATGCCCTTTCTGCAAAGTTGCGTCCAGTTCTATTTGCTCCCGGCAGATCTTGAAACGTTTTTTCTTCTTTTTCTGCTTCTTCCTTTGCCTCTTCTTCATCTTGTGGGCGTGCGGGAATAAATTTCGCTTCTTCTGCCTCTTCCTCATCCACTTCAACACCAATTACTTCCATGATAGCTTCTTTTATTCTATCTTCAATTGAAGCTTCCTCGTCTGTTTCTTTTCCACCCGGCGCAAATCGATTTGCATCAACAGGGGCTAAAGCTGCATCTAAAGTGGCAAGGAAGTGAGCGGCAAAAGAATCTCGTTGTTCTTTTTTGGTTGTTAAAGTCTTGTATTCCTCTTCCACTTGCACTATAGTAGCTTTAAGCACTTTATCTAATTCTACAATACCGGTGTTTTTGTGTTGTACGCCGCTAGCAACACTCGTGCTAGCATCTTCAGAAATTAGCCTACGTATCATGTTTCTCAAAACAGTTTCTTCTAGATATTCTTTTTTAGCTTGTTTTAATTTTTTTTCATATATTGCTTTAATTCCATAACGTACAAATTTTCGTACTGTCATCTCCTCTTGCATTTCTGATATAAATTCTTTTCTATCAATCATATTGCGCGCCTCATTGTTTTAATTAAATAGTTATATACTTCATCAATAAACTGTTCTTCTAGCTTTGTTTTCTTTTTTTTCTTTTTCTTTCTTTTTATTTTTCTTCTACGTACCGGCTTAACCTCTGTGGTACCAAACCCGCCAGAAAAACCTGCAGCTGCCCCCCCGCCGCCGCTGGACATCTCTTCTAATGCTTCGCCTTTTTCTGCCACTGATGATTCGGCTTCTGCTTCCATAGCCGGTGCTTCTTCTTCTGCTGTGTCTTGAGCTTCTTCTTCTGCTGTGTCTTGAGCTTCTTCTTCTGCTGTGTCTTGAGTTTCTTCTGCTACTTTTCTAGCTTCTTCTTCTTGTTTAGCCTTAACAACGAAATCACTACTTAAGGCTTTAAACATTTCATCTCTGGCAGCTGCTTGATTAAAAAGATCTTTTGCTTGTTTTTGCAGCGCCTGAAGTGCGGCTATGCCTTTTGTTTCATTACCTGCTTGTTGTAGAAAATATTTAGCTTTATCTTGAGTCGTCATTTTTTCGAAATCCAAGCCCTCAGACAAAGTTCTATCAATTTCTTCTTCTATTAGCCTAAGAAATATTCCCACATGAAACTGGGAATCCTCCTTCAACTCAGCGTTTTTTAATTTATTAACAATCATATTATGTAATGTCTCATCATACCACCCCATTATATCTTTAAATCCCTTTGGATTGCCCTCAGTACCTTTTAGTGCAAGACGAATATTCGTACCAGACATCTCGCCAATACCTGGAATGTTAATTGAAATATGAGGAGCAATTGCTAAATAACCATTTTCTGAATATGTTTTAAGATCGTCTAAATGCCCTTCATAATATTGAAAATAAGTTGGTTTTCCTTTTTTTGTAGTGCCCACATTGAATCTAGGACTTTCTTGCATATCTTTTTTACCAACAAAAAAGACGACTGAGGTTGTTTCTGGATCAAAATCCTCTAATATCTCTTTTGCTATATATGGATTTTTAGTCATGACAATGTTATTTTCTGGGATCTCGTATCGAACCATAATGGCTTTCTTTTCTTCAAAATTGAATGGTGATTTAGGGACACCACCTTTATCGCTCGCGTCTACTACTGGAGAAGTGGAGATAAAGGTGTTTTCCTCTCCAAATTTTTCTTGTATTATTTTAAACACTTCGGCGTGATGTGCACCCATGGGTTGAAACCTTCCTGGGTATATAGCTATAACCCTATTAGTAACACCCTCTGGAACGCCCGTAAATGCCTCTTTAAGAGCGTTTAACGACATTGGAGGCATATGCCCCCTACCGTATCTAAAAAGCCCTAACAATTGATTTATAGGAGCAAAATTACCGGTAAATTTATACATTTGCCCTTTCCACTGAAAAACAAACCCTTCTACAACTGTATCGATATCGTCGTGAGTTTTAAGCTTGTCTAATTGTTTAGCTAATATTTCATGAGCCTCGTCTTTGTGAGGTCCATCATATTTATGAATAGAGTTGATAGCTTGTTCAACGTCTTTTTTAATTCTATCAAGCTCGGCGTCACTATCTAAGATATAAGCGCTTCTCAAACTTCTCAATAATTCGACAGCGAAATCATGTATTGCTAACTCAATTGGCCAAATTAATTTTTTTATTTCTGTATTAGAATTATCAACAAAGTCTTTTACAACCGGATACGACTCTTCAGTACCACGTTCTTTTAATATCTTCTTTAATTTTGTTAAGCTTAAATAGCCAGGGCTTTTAAGCACCCTATTGGCGACAAGCTTTGTTATTGATGGGGGCAATCTTAATTGCTGCCGAATTTGTCTCATTAGATTGACGTATAAATAATCACCAATTGTCATATCACCTTGAAATCCGGTATTGCGTATTTTTGATAAAACTGTTTTTAAATGTACATCGTCGTCTAATTGATTGAGTTTTAAAAATGCAGTTCTTTTAACAGAAAATGATTCTTCTGTTTTCATTTCTTCAAACCGATCAATAACCTGATCTAGCACTTGAGATTCTTGTACCGCTTCAACGATTTCTAAATCATTTGTTTCTTTATTATATCTTTTATGTCCCATGTGGTGAATGGAAACAATATTTTCATCATAATTAACAACATTTGGAGCAATTGGTCCCTGAATTTCAGTATTATAAAAGATATCACCCTCTAAACCGAAAATGGAATTACGCTCTTCATCTGAAAGGGAATCTACTGCTTGTTTATAAGCTTTGAATGCGGTAACATAAGCTTTTTTAGTTTTCTCACCACCTTTAAAAGTGCGATTAACCAAATCTTCTAAAGTCATGCCACCGCGACTCATATCACCTTTATTCCTGGCAGCGCGAACTCGCCCATCAACATAGCCTAGATATATGTTATAACCATCTGTTTTTTCTGTACCAATTAATTCGCCTTGTGATGCGGCAGTTAAAATTTCTGCCATTTCAGTATAAGTTAAATCACGGTTGTCATAAAGATGCGCTAAATGTCCTGCAACACCACCCATTTATAATCTCCTTAGTTAGAAATAATATTGTTTAATATTGAATCGATCATTGAGCGAAGCTGTTCTTCATTAAGTTCTTTGTCATCATCTAGCTCTAGTTTATCCTTTCTAGATTCTACAGAATGTGGGTTGAGGTTTAAATCAACATCCTCGTCCTCTTCAGCTTGATCAAGCTTTTCCAAATCCTGATTATCTAAATCCAGTGTCCTATAATTAGATTTAAAATCTGGTGCTTGTAACCCGCCTCCTTCATTTAATACTTTTTTGGTTGGTTTTGGAATATTGTATCCGAACTTTTCCATTAACATGGCATTAATTTCCTGATTTTTCCAATCTTTAAGTCCCATTGTAGTTTCTCCTTTAAGCTTGAGCGCTTTATAATTAGTTTCTTGTATACCAAATTTCTTTTTATATCCATCTTCCCACGATCTAAAACACATATTCCCCTGTTCATAGGCTTCTCGTTCCATTTCCTGCATGTGTTCATCTTCTTGCGCGTATCCTAAGTGTGTGGAAGTAGGATTTTTAAACTCACCCCTGCAGTTTTGTGCATGGTGTACTAGCTCGTGCGCAAGTGATCTTAAGATGTCTTTTGGGTGTCTAGAATCAACAAAAACAGTAATTGTCATTGTGTTTGGCTCATATTGCGCTGTTTTACCTAAAATATTTTGAGCATTTTCAGGATCTGAATCAAATACAAATGAGGGTGTTTTATCAAACCCAAGTTGCTTTTGAGCATAAGGATAAAAGTTTTTCATTTTATCTTCTATTGGGGAAGTGTTATAAGAAGACTTGTTTGTTATCTTGTATGTCATTTAATAGTACCACGTTCCCTTAAAACGTTTATTGTCTTTTCTAGAAGCACCTTCTCTTGCTTTAATACTTCATGAATAAGGTAATTGTTAAATGATTCTTTTATAGCTTGCTTCTTTTCTCCATCTTGCTTCTTTTCTCCATCTTGCTTCTTTTTCCGAGGCGGATCTTCTTCATCCACTGCGCCGGAATCAGTTAGATCTTTCATTTGATCCCTGTAAAGTTCCGGATTAGTTTTTCTTAGATGCTTCATAGTTCTTGCGAAGGCAGATCCAGATTTTTTGAATCCACCCCCAGCCTTCAAACGAGACTTGCCAAAGATTGATTTTACCAGTCCTTTTATTCTGCCGCCGATGGCGGATCCGATGGCAGACTCGGTAACTACATAGCCTTCCGCTTCTAAAATACTTCTAATTTCCTCAATACTCTCTTTCATTGCTTGGGCGGCTTGAGCCTTTCTTTTATCGACTCCTGTTGGTTGTGCTATGATCATGCTTCTAACTTCCTCTTCAGATTGCCCAGTGACTCTTGTTAAGTTTTTAACCAAGAATCTTCTTATAACTTTCTGAAGTTTGTTATGAAGCTTTGATCCTTCTGGGCTATTAAGCTCAATACCAGCTTTCTTAAGATTTGGTCCAATTGACTGTCTTAAGTTGACTTTTCCTTTTACATTTGTTATTTTTTCTGGTGCATATTCTTTCTCTTTTGGTTCTTTAACCCCTCTAGCTGCTCTAGAAGCTTTAACCGCCCTGTCGGAATCTGTAAGCTTACCAATTTTAAAGAATTTTATTTGCTCCTTAGCCCAAGCCTCGCAGTCTGGATCTGCAGCAAGTTTTGGAAGCGCTTTAGTGATTTTTTTATAAATCTTATATGCGCCCAAATATGCTTGATCGTCTTTAGTCGCACCAGCTCTACCTTCTGGTGAATCTAAATCTTGATTTTTTAACTCTTGTTTCAATTCATCACATGGAGAACCTTTCGAAAAAGAAGCTAATTTATCTTGTATCTTTTTAAAGCCTGCCCCACCTTTACCATAATAGGTGCTTACTTTTTTTCTGCCTCCACCTGAAAATGGTTCTCCTGCGGCTTCTCTAATGAGACTTTCTCTTCTTTTCCCTTTCTTTTTTCGTGCTGCTTTTCGTGTTGCTCGGCGCTTCGCTGCAGCAATCTTTTTTTGTTCTATTTCATCTGCAGATTCGCCAGCTGCAGGCTCTGCGCCAGCTGCAGATTCGCCAGCTGCAGGCTCCTCACCAGCTGCAGCCTTGGCTGCAGGCTGTTGACTGCCTGGACTCCATTTAACTTTATCTTCAACCTCTCCTGTCCCAACCTTATCCCAATATTCTGCAAATCCTTCTGGTTCAAATCCATTCTGTACGTATTTTAGAAATTTCTTTACTTCTTCGGCAGATTTAAGAGAGTCTAAAAACTGATCTAGTTGCTGCAGGATATTTCCAGCTTCTCCCGCGCCCACCTCAGCGCTAGAAACCTCACCTTGAGATTTTCTACCTTCAATAATCATTTTCTGATTATAGTGTGACAATCGTTCAAGAAGTATTTTAGCAATTAATTTTGCATTTTCTTGAATGTTCACTCCATTGTTCTTGAGTTGGCTAGCAACATCTTTTAACATTTGAGTAATAGCGCCTTTTGGAATATCAGGAAATAGCTTCATTAATTGACTTGAAAGACTTCTTTGTGGTGCTCCCGCCTCTTGTTCTTTTCCGCTAAATTTTTTAAATACTGGCACTGCAAACTTAGAACCTGCGCCGCCTCCACCTGTACCACCTCCACCTTCATCCGGTTTTACCTCATCTGGTATCTTCGCTGGATCGACTGGTTTGCCTGATTCCGTCTCAGCGCTCACTATTTGATTACTATTATTAATTACAACGTTAAGCACCATGCCGTTCGGAAGTGTGACAGTTTGTTGTCCGTCGCCACCCTTGCCGTCGTCATCTCCACCACCACCAGAATCAGGGGGATCCTTCGGCGGCTTTTTACGTAGTTCTTGGTCCTTATCTTCTCCTGCTTGCTGCTGTTTAAGAGCGCGCATTGTGTCACTTCCACCCAATTTTTTAGTATGATATCCTTTACCAGAAGGTTGTATTGTTTTATCAACACCGCCACGACTCCACATTTCTGTATCTTTTCTATGTTTGCCGGTGCGCCACTCTTCGCCCGATCTTTCAGACCAATCACCACGTCCAGTTGATTCCGCTGCCTCTCCACCAGGAGGATCTTTAACATCACCCTTGACTGGCGTGCCTGTGCCCGAAGGGGCTTTTTTTGCGGCTTTTTTTGCGGCTTTTTTTGCTTTTTTCTTTTCTCGCCAAGCCTTATATTTGTCAGCCATTCCTTCTTGCTGCAACTTTTGATTAAGGATCTTTTTAATTAATATTGCTTCATTTTTTGTGAACTTGCGTGACATACTATAGTCCCCTTTTAAAGATTTGTACAATAAATAGTCGTTTTATTTTAAAAGGAGAGTAATTGAAGTTAAATTTTATCTTTATGTTCTGAAAAATAAACGCTCTTTATTTCATTCCAACCAAATTTATGTTCTGGCTCGATAGCTTGAAGGATAAAGCGTTTAAAATCATCTTTATTTTGAAAGAACTTTTTGTGTGCCTTATCAAAAAGAACCCACCGCCGCACTTCTTCTAAAACGTCCATTTTATTTATGACAAGATGAGTAACGCCATTAATATTAATAGCTTTCTTAAGAAAATCTATATTCATCCAATTAACTTGTCTTTTACGTCCGGTTGTTGCGCCAAACTCTTCACCCACTCTTTGTATCTTATTAAATATTTCACCTGCAGGTTGAAATTGTTTTGCACCGACATAAGTTTCATATGCTTTTGCAACACCCCAAACATTGCGGATTGCTTGAGGTGGAACACCGTTCATTACAGCTGCACCTGAAATACAATTAGAAGAAGTGACATAAGGATAATCGCCCCAATCAACATCCAAACCAAACCCTTGCGCGCCTTCAAATAATATTTTTACTGTACTATCTTTTGTATGTAACTCTTTATATAGATCGATTAAATAAGGACGAAGCTCTGGGACATCTTCTGCTCTAACGCCCGTTCTATTATATTTGTCACGATATGCTGGACCATTTCCACGTTTAGTGGTGCCGATTGAAGTGTCTTTCTCATCTTCTTTTAGGTGTTCTCCTGTGATGACGTGGGCGTTTTTTGCGATGTAGATGAGTCCTTCTGTTCTAATATCTCCTCTTTCGAGTTCGTGTATTTCTCTAAAAAATTGTTCAGGATATACAACGCAACCAGAACCAATGATAGATTTAATACCGAAAAAAACACCAGCAGGGATATGATGAGTAATATATTGCCTTCCATGGTGATAAATAGTGTGCCCCGCATTACACCCACCATTATATCGTATGACATGAGTATAGTCCCCGTTTCTGCATAAGTGGTGTGTTACCTTGCCTTTGCCACAATCTCCGTATTGAAGATCGACAACAACATCTGCTAACATAAAAACCTCCAAGTTAATATGATCATATTACTATATTTTAGATTAAACGTTTACTACTTTTTTATTAAACTGTAAAAATATTTAGACCAATTTTCAAACAACAATTGTTCTTTTTTGCTTTCATACATTGTTGGGATATGGTGTTGTCTAGAAACTTCTGATCCGGTTATTTTGCCTATATACTTCTTTCTAAAAGCAGCTGCAGGATTTTTTTCTGCGCCTTTAACATTCTTGGAATAATCATTTGGCACAACATGTTCAGAACCATCTGGCATTATTACTTTAAGATCATCTTTAATATTAATTTTTTTAGCCACTAACTCTACCCAAGAATCCCATAATTTTTGAGATATATTTTTTGCATCAGTTTCTTTTGCAATCTGTCTTAAAAATTCTAAGTATTCTTCGGCCAATTCAATGCCCCTAGGTCCGAGTTTAATTATGTTGCTATCGAATTCCCCCGCTTGAATAACTTTTTTACCAGATGTAGTAACTTTAGGTGTTCGAAATCCTTTACCTCCAGGTGTCAATATGTTAAATTTTTTTGATATTCCTTTATATATGTTGAGGTTGATAGAGTCAATACAACCTAAGCGTCCAATAACTAATTGAGTTGCAAACGCCGCTTTTGGTAAGCCAAATCCTGGTAATGTTAATGCTTGCAAATAAATATTAAACAATGCTTCTTCTTTTTTTAGCCCACTAGAATTATTATATTCACTGAACAAGCTACTAAAACTAGAATATATGTTTTCTCTGTTTTTCCACAAATAATCAATTGCATGTTTTCGCGGTCCCATAACTAACTGTCCAAACCCAGGAAAATCATATCTAGGTTTAGCTTCACCAGGATTTTGTAAATTAGCATCAGTCATTAAACCATCATTTTTATGCACAAAGTTCATTAACAATGGAAATTTTGGTACCACATCATACCATCTCATTTGTTGAGTCCCAATTACAAACATGAATACATTGGCCAATTGATCTGGAGAGTATTGTGCGTATTCGTTGATGAGAGGATTATATTTACAAAAACCAGAGTCCAATTCTTTAGATAGATCTAATACGTTATCTTCTGGGGTTTCCTCTGGGGTTTCCTCTGGAACGGGCACTTCTTCGCTTTCGACTTCTTTAATAAACTTTCGCCAATTTTCAAATAGTAATTTCATATTTATAAGTAGTTAGTTCTTGTAGTATAATACATTTATTTAAAAACACACCAGCTAATTAACATTGTTAACCCAACAACCGAAAGACCGCCGAGAAGCCCTAAAGTACAAAACAGTAGACCCACTATTTACCGCCACATGCAGTTTCATCTAGGATTTCAAGAAGATTAGTATACATTGTAATCGCACTCATTGTTAACTCATAAAGTTTACCAACGGAGCCAGCAGCGGTTAATGCTTTATAATTGTCGCTTCCAGGTCCCATAGTAGTCAATATATAAGATGTAAACACATAAACTGCCAAATCATCAGCAGCGTTAATCATATCTACCAAAATAGATTCTGTAATCTGTGGATTAAGATATGTTTGACCTTGTTCATCTGAAAACAAAATAATTACGTGTTTTGCATCATCTCTCCAGCTAATATCCCAATCCTCTTTTGGAGGAACAGATTCTCCTGTACTGCTCCAGACTCCCAGACCACTGTTCCAAAATAAATCTGAAATTGGATATGGAAGAGCCGCAGCGCTAACTAAATTGTGAATTGATAAGTATATTGCATCATAGTTTTGTTCATCTCCTCCATTTAGAGTAAGACCCAAACTTGAAAAAATGGTCATAAACGCTTCAAAGTCAACTAGATCTGTTTGAAGAACTACTCTTTGTGTGTTTAACGATCCGTTGCCAAAGCCTGTTGCCGCAGTGAAAACTAAACCCCATTTTACCACCTCTGAATCACTATAATGTGCAGCAAATTGATTTAATGCAGTAGTAACTGCATTGATTTCCTCCACCATTGAGCCTGAAAGATCAATAATAAAAAGAATGTCTGTTGGTTCTAGTTTTTTATCTTCATCTATTTTACCGTCACAATTTGTATCAGTTCCATTGCAAATATCTTCAGGTTGTGGGACTATCTCCCCTAAGCATAGCTTATTGATAAATAAGCCATTATCATCATAATTCCCCCAGCTACCGACATCGCAAATCATTTCACCAGGAACGCATATTCCAATTAGCAATGTCTCCGGAGGTCCACTATAACAGCTAGCAATCAACCCTTCGTCAACTTGATCGTTGCAGTTGTCATCATGATTATTACACTCTTCTGGCTTAATTTCACCCAAATACATATCACATGTAGATCCAGTCGGCACTATTCCTGGTAGCCAATGACAAACAGCTAAACACTCACTTAAGCCTAATTCTGTGCAGTCTTCATCGATACATTCACATGTTTTATATCCTTCTCCGCAGACTAATGGCTTTTCTTTGCATGGTAATAATTTACCGATATCCTGTACTGTGCAGAGACAATCTAAATTTTCATCAACCTTACCATCACAATCATCATCTAAACCATTACATATTTCCGGCTTAGGTTGCTTAGCTGTACAAATCCATTGACCTCCAACACAATATTGCAAATTTGTTTCACAATCTGTAGAACATTCACCTATTAAGTCTTCATCGATCAAGCCATTACAGTTATTATCTACACCATCGCAGAGTTCTTCATCGAGAGGTCCGCACTTCCCACAAACATTTAATTGCCCTTCATCTATTTGCCCGTCGCAGTCATCGTCCAAACCATTACATATTTCTTCCGGGGCTTTACCGCACGTGCCGCATGCGTTAGCCACTCCTTCATCAATTTGCCCATCACAATTGTTATCGATATAGTCACATACCTCTTCAGGAGCGTCCCCACAGCCTCCACAAGCGTTCTTAACACCCTCGTCTATGTCACCATCACAATCGTTGTCTAAGAGGTCACAAATCTCCTCTGAGCAGTCTGATTTACAATCTGTATATTGAATTTGTCCTTTATTACAAAGCTTTTCCTTAAAACCAGGATATCCACCTTCAGTGACGCATGGAATATTAGATTCTAGAACAGTTTGTGCAGGATTGCACTCTAAATGTTCTTCGCATGCGCTTTCATATACAACTGTGTTTGGATCTTCGCACGTATTAATACAAATTTGTTTCTGCCACACAACATCTAGATTTCCGCAAAAATACCAATCACATTTAACGCACGGATCCGTCCAAATTGAATAAATGTCCTCTTCTGTTTCTTTTATGTCTTCAGTTTCAACAGAATCTGGTTCTGTACTATCATATGCATCAATAAAAGTGTCTTCTTTGTGGATATCAGCGGAATGTACAGTTGATTGTCCGTTTTCTTTTGAGCAAGAAAACACAAAAAGTATTAACATGATTGTCCAAAGTCTAGACAATTTCTTTATCCCCTATAATAAGTAGGAGCAGAAACTGCATTTTAAAAAAAATGAACGTTTTTTTTTATTCTCTTTGCTTGATTGGCAGCGGGAATTTAATAAATTTAACGTTTAAAACACGATCACTATCTTCATCTTTGAGTTTTAATAGTGCATTTTTTAAATATATTCCATATTCTCTTAATGGGCGATCAGGAATGAACTTTAGATGCATAACTACCTCTTTTTGGTTGGGTTGGATGTCAACAACGCCACCTTCTTCTGCTTTTGCGATTGTAATACCGTTAATTGCTCTAATTTTGTTAAATACCGGTCCATATAGTGCAAATGCCTTCTCATATCGCAGCTTAACATCGACTTCGAAGTGTGTAAGTCCCTCTGAGAGGTAAGAGTTCCATCTTTCTAAGAGTTTTTTCATTGCATATTAAATAGTTTATGGCTAATAAAAAGCATTATTAGCCCAATATCTTAGTCAAAAAAGGGCTATTTTGGGCTTAAAATGCCCTTTTTTTAAGGGTTTTTTATAAATCTATGATGATTATACCGTCATTTTCTTCAATTTCTTCTGTTTTTGGGGGCTTTTCCATGAAATTTGGCACTGGAAGCTCTAAAAATGGTCTAAAATGGTCATTTTGTTGCTCTTTTTGTTCTTTTTGCTCTTTTTTAATCAAAATATTGATCATTTCGATGTCAAAGTCTGAAAAATCATCAAAAAGTGGCATAATTTCACTCCATTTATAGTAAATAGGGCACTTAAACGCCTCCAGCACCGGGTGGGGCGCTTTTTGAGCGTTCTTTTGGTGGGTTTTTTACAAAAGGAGCCGATCCTTTCTTCTGTTTACCCCTTCCCAGCACTCTAAGCTTCTGTTTTCTGTGTTTTTTTGTTACTTTTTTCTGATATGGTTCCATTTTTAGTGTTCGCCGTTCATTGACATCATTTTATCATAAGATAATATCCTCAAACTAGACAATTTCTTCAAATAATCGTTCCTTCTGAGCAATTTGAACGTTAAATTCTCCACAGAGAAGGCTCCGGTGCGCTCTAAACCCGATTTTCTGAACTTTCGTATGCGATTTTTGAGATTATCTGCCAATTTTAGTGCTTTTTCGTAGTATTTGTTCGAAAATAGCTCATAAACCTCGTCAACATCGCTCATAAGCGCAGAAGTTTTCTTCTCAACGTTCCTTTGATCGACTTTTACGTCCATTTTAGATGGTTTTCGCACCCATCGACTGTTTTTTATTGAATATATGCCCGTAGAATAGTGGGGTTCGCTAACATCTTGTACATAAATCTCTACTTCATACCCTTTTATTGTGATTTTATGCTTATTATTCCACTCTCTGGCTGCAATACTCATGTATTCTCTCACCAAATCCATGTTTTCATCGATATCAGGGAAACTTATTATAATATGTAAGTCAATATCTGAGTAATTTGACCAATTAAAGTTTGCTAAAGAGCCAGTAAAGGTAACGTTATGTATTCTTACAGCCTCAATGTTTAAATCTTGCATAAAAGCCTTGGCAATTTCATAAAGACGATCAGCAATCTCTTGCTTTATGGAGTGTTCGCTCTCCCAGATAACAGGATTTAAGGTTTTTTGCAGTTGTAGACTCTCAATATCCATTGCTGGATCGTTTTCTATGATGTCTTGTACGAATATTTTCCAATTTTCTTGTATATTGTTCAATTTATATCTCCGCTTGCGCTAATTTTGCATAATCACCATATGGATCTGATATGATAGCCTCAATTCCGTTCTCTTTAGAGTCTGCTATGTCTTCAGGATCATCATCGTGATGAATCTTAGAGCCTAATGTAAGTAGTGTCTCTATTTTTGATTTTCCATTAGTAAAATAGATGCCATCAACAGATAAACCATGTTCATCAACAAATTCTTGCACTGATCGCTGATATGAGGTAGCCTTTGCTCGTGATTCACCTTCTTCATACCTAGATGTTACTATATATACTGTATTTCCCTTAAGTTTGTGCATTTTTAGCTTTTCTATAAATGGGGTGTGTGGACCAATATACTCATAACCATCGAATTCATCGCTCCAATGGGATAAAGATAGGGTATCATCAAAGTCAAATGTAACAATTTTTCGGGTTCCAGTCACTTCCATAGCAAAATCAAGTACTGCGCCATCAATATCATCTGGTAAATTCCAATTTTCCATCATCTCTGACGTTAAATCGCCAAGCTGCATGGACGTTACACCAGATTCTTTATACAATTTCCAGAGTTTATTAATAAAATCTTCTTTATTTTCGGGTTGAAAATTCTGAATCAATTCATTAGCACCTTTTTCAAACTTACCCCAAGCGCCAGAAATAGTTTGAAGATGTGATGCTAGTGAATGATCAATTACTCCATCTGCTTCTTTTAAATACTGTCGCCAATTTTCAAATAATAGTTTCATTTTAAAAATTCCATTATGCCCCATCATAAACTTCATTAAAATATTGCTGTACCTGCTGATCCTCACCATATTCAAGATCTAAAGCAACTTTAAGTTGATCCAAATCTTTACGCTTCTCATCAGAGGGCAGTGTTACATATGGGAGAAATAAATCCGGATTGCTCTCTCTTTGCCATTCATTGTGGTCTATCCATACTTCATGAAACAGGTTAGCTAATTTTTCAATATCAACAATACTTTCTGGTGTTCCGACTACCTTAACAGCCTTAGCATAATCAACAGCAGGAGCGCCATTTAGTTTGTGAGCCAATTCAGGAACAATTAATTCAGCAGGTTGATTGATGTCTTGTTGTAAAACACCATCGATTATTTCTAATTTTTCACAACCATGCAACCTTTCTAAAGCTTCTTCCGGTGTTTCTCTCCCTTGAAGCGGGACGGGCTTAAATCTAGGCGTATTCTCACCTTTGCTAGCAACAAATCCTTCTCGCCACTTTTCATGCATGGTATCTGTTAGCTGCTTAGAGAGCGATTCGTCTATATACTGTCGCCAATTTTCAAATAGGAGTTTCATTAATCTCCAAACCCCCATTGTTCCCAGTATTCTTCCAACTGTTGTTCGATCTGATCATCATATAGCTTATCATAAACTTCTATATAATGTTTTTCTTCTAATTGAGGTTTCATTTCTTCAAGATTGCGCAACCCTTCTGTTGCCAATAGTTTGCCTTTTTCATATTCGATACATATCAAACACATATTAAACTCCCTGTTGTAATAACCATTGTTCGTGTTCTGTGCCTGGATGCACTTCTTCACATGTCGCTTCAGGGGGAAACCCTGGATGCACTGCATGAGGCGACGCCCCACCTAATTCTGGTCACTCTAATAATTTTTGTAACTCTTCTTTAATAAGCTTTTTTAATAATGATTTTGTGATTTTCATTTTATTGACTCCTTATATTAAATTAAATCCATTAAATTTGCAACAACATTGCTTGTCGTTGCATCGTCCGTCGTAGCTTTCTTAGCTGTTTGTTCACCACTGTCTACATATTTACCCCAGCTGGGGTGTCGCAAGCCTGCACTCCCGGCGTCGTCCAACGCAAACCCAGGATCGATTATAACAAATTGTTTTTTTCCATTTCGCATGGCGTACCCAACGTTTTGTGGACGAATATCCCAATGTGGAAGGTTGAATTTAGCTAATAAATCTCTTATATTCGCAAACATAGAGTTTCTTAATAATTTATTAACAAATTTATCGATTTCTGGCATGTGTTCCTCGGGACTCCACCCCCGATCAGCAACCGTGCCGCCGCTAAATTTGGTTTTAAACATGTCAATTATTTGATCTTTAATTCCATACGCGAACCTGCCGGTTCCCGGATCACTTCGCAGCTCCTGCATTTTTAACGCCTTCATAAAATCTTGAAAATAAGCAGAAAGCGTACCTTCTCTTACTAGACCTTCTTGTACTAATTCAAGCCATACAGGAAAATATTCAGACATTCCACCCCATGTATCGATGGGGTATACTTTTTCAGATACAATCCAAAAATAATCTTCTGCACTATCATATACTTTCACAACTAAATCTGAAGTTGTTTGAAAAGCCCCCTGCGCTTCTTTTTTGTTCATCTCTAGACTATTTCTGCGATGCTTTGGACTCTTCGATATCCAACGAGGGTTGGGGGTTTTAAGAACTAAATGTGGCTTATTGGGGATATTAAACACTGTTCTAAAGCTGCCTTCACCTATCTTACTATAACCGGCGCGGTTCATACAGTCATAAAAATCTTGCGCTCTTTCCTCGATGTTGGTTGGAATTGATATCTTGTAACTGTCGCCTGTGGAAGCGCTTCGGCTAACGCTCCTTAGTTCTGGTGGCTTTCTTAAATCTTGAATGCACTGTAAATGATCTGGATTTGCACCAAAATATTTTTCACGTGTTTCTTCTGGTATGTCGCCACGTGGATGATCGGGTTCGTCAAGCTCTGGCGTCTTGGTGACAGTTGGTTTAGCTAAAGGTGTGTCGGCAAAAGGATCAGCTTCATTCAGGTACCTTCGCCAACGTTCGAACAGCAATTTCATGTTATATCCTCCGCTAAACTAAGTAGTTTGCAATTGCAGACAAATATAATTATATTATTGTTTTTTAATTTAACACAAAACTACCTTAGTCGAGTTTCATTTAAAACATTGTGAACGTACTCTAAACGCTGCTCTAGTTGAGTAACTAGATCTTTATAATTTTGTTTAAGCCCTTCTAGATCATCTCTTGTGCGACTTAAAGAGGCTCTAAGTCTTTCTACCTTTTCATCAACCTCATTAATGGTTTTTGCCATAATATCCTCCTATTGATACTGTATAATTTACCATATTATTTTTTTTATTTAAATGCTTTTTTAAGATATTTATACTGTAGCGCCTCTAGAGCGCGCCCATTCTTTGATTGCGTCCCATATCTCATCAACATATATAGAAGTGCTACCTTTTCCCCGTGTTTGTACTTTGGCATATTGCTGCAATAACTCTAGCATCTCCATTGGCATTTCAGCATCTCCATAATTACCTGGCTCATCAAAATCATCCATGACAGGTCCATCAGGTTTAATATTTCTTCCAATTAGATCCGCAGGGGGCATAGCAAACTCATTGAATATATCGGTGAGTTCTGGGGAGGCTTTCAAAATATTAACAATGTCCTTTTTAAGACTCATTTAAAGTGCCTCTTCTGCTGGTGCCTCTTCTGCTGGTGCCTCTTCTGCTGGTGCTTTTATATACTTTTGAAGTGCAGCCTGAAGCTTCTGGATTAACATACCAGCTGTTCCGGATGCAATATTTCCACTTCCCGCTGCCGTTGTAAGCAATTGCAATAAATTGTTAATCACTGCTCGCTCCTGCGCTGATGCCTTTCCAGCCCCTTTGAGGGTTTCTCGTCCAGCTTTTTGTGCTGCTGATCCGCCCAGCTTTTCACTTCCGAACTTTTCGTTCTCTTTCATTATAGACTGCAGTTCTTCTTTAATTAAGCGCTTGAGCTGTGTTTTGGTTAATTTCATATTTTTCTCCTTTAAGAAATCAATTATCATAATTAGTTTGTATTTGAAACTCAAGCAGTTTTTCTTCTAAAGTTTCCAAAATAATTTCTAATCTGTGTATTATACTATTTGATACATTTGCACCTTGAGCTTTTAGGGCGGTTGCATGATCTAGAACGCCAGCAGCAACATCAATTGCTCTTTTAATTTTAAACTCTTCTAAATAAACAACGTTATTCACTGTATTGTGAACCTTCTATATATTTTTTAAGTAGTGTCACAATTTCTTGATCTCTTTTTGAGATAGGCCACTGCTCACCAGGCAGCAATATGCCACTTAAAGTTTTTGCCTTTCTTTCAAATTCTCTTTCAAACGCTTCTAAAGCTTTTTGTCTTTCTTCGGGTGTCATTAATTTAATTGCATCTTCTAAGTATGCTGCTTGTCTTAGTTTGAGATGCTTCGAAGTGTCTTTTTCTCTTTGAAGGGGTTCCCACTCTTCGTCTGATACCCAGCCTGGTTTGCGAGGTTCTCCAGTGTCTGGTTGTTTTCTCGATCTTCTCAACCCTATATCCCAAGCTCCACCTAAACCTGTTTTCTTTGTTAATTCTTGTTCAGACATGCTTTTGCCAAGAAATTCTATTTCACCTTTAGCTTCATTCCAGATATCTTCAGGAAAGATTATTTCACTTCCATAATCATACCGATTCAATCCTCCTGCTTTGGTAATTGCCCATTCTGGCACCTTGTATGCATACACATTTCCATATATACCATGATTTTTTGCAATGCCAATTGGATTATTTGTCATAAAAAGACCAGATTCATAACCGCGATAAGCATGGCGCGTTGCAGGTTTTGGCTCAGCTGGTCTTGGACCAATATGATATAATGTGCGCTTGTTTTTTCGATAGTCTGCCGCTTCTTCTATATACTGTCGCCAATTTTCAAATAGGAGTTTCATGCTCTACCCCACAATACATTGCCTTCTGAATCTTCAATGCGTAAAGGAAAAATCTTTTTTTCACCATTATATTTTAATGCCCTTGCTGCAGGAAGTGCACGCTTTTCAAATTCCTCATATTTTATAGGATCAAATTCATGAAGTTTGGTTGCTAAGGCTGATAAATCTGCACCGGTTCCCGTATTAATATTATATTCTTCTGAGTTTGAATCACTTTCCCAACCAGATCGGTGACTCCATGAAGCCAATGTTTTTTTACTGGTGCCAGTACCTAATATTTTTTGATCTACAGACAGCACTCTATCCAATGAGCGCGTTCTAATTCCTAATTTTTCACCGTTCTGTTTAAAGTAGTCAATATTATCTTCAATAAATTTAATTAAACCCTTGGCGTATAGTTCATAATCAATATCAAAATTTTCTGGCGTTATGGGTTCATCAACCACTATAATAATAGGCATGCCTTTTACTTCTTCTTCTTTATCAGCCATGCCACCCATTCCATGAACCAAGCCTTTTATATACATTTGTGCATCTTTTATATTTTTCCAAAGATAAAAACCTTTACCTTGTCCAAACCCGCCAGATCGCGAAGGATCAATGCCATTTTTTATAAATGAATTAACAATTTCATTATTCTCACCAGACAGTGTAGCATGATAAAGAAGTCCAGCTTCTTTTTGATTTTCATTTAAATACTGTCGCCAATTTTCAAATAGGAGTTTCATCCG